CTTTGCTGGAGCCATTTCTGTGGGATACACTTTGTTCAAGATTCGAGTTGAGTGAATCTTTGTCTTCACATTTGGATACGGAGGATCAAGAATGTCTCCTAATGAAACACAATTTCCTTGAACAATAGCCGCAGGTGTATCTTCTGATGGAACGTAAGTTGGCAAAATTTGTTCATCCTCGTCAATAATGGTGATCAAATCTTCATATACTAACGGAATGAAACATGCTTTCCCAGCGCAACCAGCAAAGTGAATTCCACAGATGCGTCGTGCACTAGTTAAGCTATCCATCAGGTAAACACTTCCGCAGTCACCTTCTCGTGAACCAATGTTAGTTGTTGCAGATTGACATGTGAAGCGAGATCCGTCAGTGTCAACTGTTTCTTGCAGTGTTAAATTCTCAACAATACCAAATTTTGTTTCGAATGTTTTGTTTGCACAATCGGCAACAGTCGAGACAACCCGAGTACCAACAAGATTTGAAAGATATGAACGTTCCATAACATGCTTACGCAGGTCAGGATATCTCATACATTTCTTATCCAATTGAATACAACACAAATCTGTCATTTGGCCCGCACGAGTATAATCTTTGACAAGTGGCTGCAAATCCTTCCAATAATAATCAATGCCAGTATCTGAAAAAGATGAACAAACACGGATTTTAAACAACGGTTGTTTTTCTTGCATGCGATCAATCAAACGAACATAATGAGCATTTATTATAAAGGTGCGTCCTACTGGAAAGAAAATTCTAATAGGGGATGCACCATTGATAATCTCATCACGGTCATTTAACCATAAGATTTTTCCCATGTTTGAGCGTAATTTGAGATTGAGATCAGATGCATTTGTGGAAACCCATCCTTCATATTGATTACAGAACATTCGTTTAGTAATATCAATATTATTGATCTCTTCTTCAGACATTGTTTTGAATACACTCCATGAAGGTATGGCGTCACGCAAAAATTCAACATATTCTTCATCCTGCATTCCACTTGCTTGTGCATGGTTCATAGCCTTGATTAGGAGACTGTTCCATCTTATGCGAGTTGCTGTCAAGTCATTAGAAAACCATCCTTCAACTGTCATATCAATTTCTTGAGGTCCATATTCCAATTTCATCTGAGCTTTTGAGATTCGTGTTTTTCCAGATTCAATGTGTGGATGTCCTTTCATTTGTCGTGATTTTCCAGATTCAATCGTTACTTGTCCTTTGTTCAAACGAGATTTTCCAGATTCAATCTTCACTTGGCCTTTATTTTGACGTGATTTTCCTGATTCGAACTCCCATGATTCATCTTCAGTTGTAACTGACTTGTACAAGTTGTAAACTGATGTTCCAAGTA